AGGGTATGTGTTACAACGGAATGGCTCGTGAAATAGATGATTCGACATATCTTGTAGAGGAAATTGGTTGATGAAGACTGATGAGTTTTTCAAATTAGTTGATTATTTAACTAGAAATCAATACATATATGAAGTAAGCATCCAAAAAGATAACTATCAAGTTACTGTTAGAAATAAACTTGGCAGTTATGTTTGGGATGCTACATGTAATCCGATATCATATGGTCACAAAGACGGATTATTAGAAATTGCAGGAAGAATTGTTGAATCTACTACAGATGGTGTAGAGGGATATCTAACTGCAGATGATATAATTAGCAGATTAGAAAAATTAGGAGATAAATATGGTTGTTGTAAAGAAGGTTGATGATGGAAGATACTGTGCAGCATGCGGAGAAACTGATGACATATATGAAATAGCTACTTTATATAAATTTGGTGAAGTAGTATCAGTAGAAAAATCTGTGCCGCTTTGTAAAAATTGCTTGCATGTAGTTGTCAATCAGATAAATAATCTTAAAAATACCGAGGTTCGTTAAGAACCTTGTTTAAATATACTTAATAGCCAGTTTTGTAACTACTCTGAAAGCCTGGCTCAAACCAAAAATAAGGAGGAATTTTTTATGTTTAATATTTGTTACATCGGATATCCGTGATAATTCTTCAAGTAGAAATATCACGGAGTTTATTTTTGTATTCAGTTAACTAAATTTTGAAAACATAGGTGATTAAAAATGGGAAGAAATAAAGATGAATTAAACGGTGTTACGCTATTAGGTAACCGGAACACAAAGTATAAGTATGACTATGATCCTGACGTACTTGAAACATTCGTCAATAAACATCAGGACAATGATTATGTTGTAACATTTGATGGATATGAGTTTACAAGTCTTTGTCCAAAGACCGGCCAACCGGATTTTGCTAAGGTTGTAATCAGTTACATTCCAAGAGAGAAGATGGTAGAGAGCAAATCTCTTAAACTTTATCTTTTCAGTTTTAGAAATCATGGAGATTTTCATGAGGACTGCATGAATATCATTATGAAGGATCTTATCAAATTGATGGATCCTAAATACATCGAAGTTAGAGGAATCTTTTCACCACGTGGTGGAATCTCTATCTATCCATTCTGTAATTATGCAGGAGATGATAAATATAAATCATTTGCAGAGCAGAGACAGCTTGATGTACTAAGAGATTCATCAAACAGAACAGCTAAGTATGATATGTAAAGGAGTTATGAATGAATAAGGCATTAGTTTTATCTAGCGGCGGTGTAGATTCTACAACATGTGTAGGGATTGCAGTTGATGAACTTGGGGCTGATAATGTATCTACTGTATCCATTTTCTATGGTCAGAAACATTCTAAAGAATTAGAATGCGCTAGAAAGGTTTCCGAATATTATGGATTGAAACATTATGAGTTAGACCTTTCAGGAATCTTTCGATTCAGTAACTGCTCACTCCTTGAAGGTTCAACAGAAGAAGTACCTGAAGGATCATATGAGGATCAGATAAATAGAAAAGAAAATGGTATGGTAAGCACATATGTTCCATTCAGAAACGGACTTATGCTTGCTGCTGTTGCATCTCTTGCAGTATCTATTTATCCAGAAGATGAGGTTGACATCTATCTCGGAGCACATGCTGATGATGCTGCAGGAAGCGCATATGCAGACTGTAGTCCTGAATTTACAGATGCAATGCGAGAAGCTATATACATTGGAACATACAATAAAGTTAAAGTTGTTGCTCCGCTTGTAAACATGAACAAAGCAGGAGTTGTAAGAACTGGACTTAAACTAAATGTTCCCTATGAACTTACTTGGAGCTGCTACAATGGCGGAGATAAACCTTGTGGAAAATGTGGAACATGTATTGATCGTGCTAAGGCTTTTGAAGCTAATGGAATAGCAGATCCGGCAATGGAGGTTAAATAATATGTATAAAGAAAGATACTATGTAAGTAAACGAATGGAGATCGCAGGTGCTCACAGACTTAATCTGCCATATGAAAGTAAATGTGAAAATGTTCATGGGCATAACTGGATTGTAACAGTTCATTGTACATCGTCTAAACTTACAGATTATGGTATGATTGTAGATTTTTCTAAGATAAAATCTGAAATTCACGGATACTTAGATCATTCCATTATCAATGATAAGCTTCCGGATATTAATCCTACAGCTGAAAACATGGCGAAATGGATATGCAATAAAGTAACAGAAATGTGTGAATTCGGATACTGTTACAAAGTAGAGGTTCAAGAAAGCGAAGGTAACATTGCTGTATATAAACGAGGTGACGAAGAATGAGGGTCTGTGAAATCTTCGATAGTATAGACGGTGAAGGTATTCGGACTGGATATCCTGTAACCTTTGTCAGGCTGCACGGATGTAATCTTAACTGCAACTATTGCGATTCAAGATATGCATGTGATGGTGAGGATTACACGTTCATGACAATTTCTCAGATTGTTGATAAAGTTAACATAAGCGGATTAGGGCGAGTTACCTTGACAGGTGGAGAGCCGCTTATTCATAAAGATGTTGTCCATCTGATAGATGAATTATCTGTCGATAACGAAGTAAACATCGAAACAAATGGATCTGTAGATCTAAGTTTACTTGATTCTTTGAAAAATGGAAGAAACAATATAATTGTTACCATGGACTATAAGTGCAAAGGATCAGGTATGGTTGATCACATGATAGCATCAAACTTCGATAAACTGAATGAAAATGATGTTTTGAAGTTTGTTGTATCGGATAAGGCCGACTTAGATGATATGCGAACTATCTTACAGGGGAATAACATTGTATGTAGTGTTTTCGTAAGTCCTGTTTTCGGTAGAATTGATCCTAAGGATATAGCTGAATATATTGTTAGCAATAAATTAACTAATTGCAGGATGCAGATTCAGCTTCACAAGGTAGTTTGGGATCCAGATGAAAGAGGTGTTTGATATGACAGATGATATAGTAAGAAGTAGACTTAAAGTTATAGATAATGAGAATGATTCTGTTCAAGAAATTGTTGAGAAGACAATTAACAATCTGATTGTATGTCTAGGTGACGATCCTAATAGAGAAGGATTAGTAGGTACACCTAACAGAGTATATCGCATGTATAAAGAAGTATTTGAAGGCATGAATTATTCTAATCATGATATTGCTAACATGTTTAACAAATGCTTCGAAGATGTAGAAACAGGTGATCTCGTTACAGTTACCAACATACCTATTTTCAGTTACTGCGAGCATCATATTGCACTCATGTATAACATGAAGGTACATGTTGGATACATTCCAAATGGTAAGGTAATAGGTCTCAGTAAAGTAGCTAGAATCGCTGATATGTGTGCCAAGCGATTACAATTACAGGAAAGAATTGGAATTGACATATCAGAAGTATTGCATGAGGTACTTGGTACGGACGATATCATAGTAGTAATCGAAGGTGAACACAGCTGCATGACTGCAAGAGGTATCAAGAGCCGAGGGTCAATAACACGTACAGCATCAATCCGAGGACGATTTGAATCAGATTCTGATTTAAGGTCTGAATTCTATAATTTAACTCGATAACATTATTTTTAGGTAGGTTATCAGCATGAAAAATATAACATGTAATTATGCCTGCTCTGGGTGCATACATAGCCCTCCGGTTGTAAGGTACATATGTACTGATAAAAACATAACATGTAATAATGATTGCGCTAACTGCACAAAATCAGATAAATGTACAACCTACACATGTCGAAAGATTAAATATCCGTTTATATAATTTTGGAGGTATGAAATGAATAAACTGTTTGAACAATCAAGGGATGCTCTTAGAGCTATTCCCGGCCCTGTAACTGCCATATTTGTATTGTCTGTTGTATCTATGAATCTACTTGCTAACAAGTCGATTTTCAATCTTCCCTGGCTTGCATCAACAGCAGGTATTTTCGTGTCCTGGGTATCATTCTTATGTATGGATGCTGTATGTAAGAGGTTTGGTGCAAAAGCTTCAACTATTCTGAATACATTTGCAATGATTGTAAGTTTGGCGATGTCTGTACTTTACATGTTGATTGTAAAGATTCCTGGTATTTGGGCAGCAAGCTATGCAGGATCAACTCCAGAAGTTAGTTCAGCAATAAATGCAGGACTTGATTCAACATTTTCATCCGCTTGGTATATTGTCATCGGATCTGCTGTAGCAATGTTTCTTGGAGGACTTGTTAACTCTATTGTAAATAAAGCGGTTGGATCAAAGTTAGATAAAAATGATAATTACGGCGGATTTGCTGTCAGAAGCTTCTTATCTACAGCAGCCGGCCAATTTGTTGATAATTTCGTGTTTGCAACATTTGTATCATATATCTTCTTTGGATGGACCTGGACTCAGGTAATTGTATGTTCATTTATGATGATGCTACTTGAACTTATATTTGAAATTGTGTTCTCACCTATCGGTTACAAACTTTCAAAATCTTGGAAAACTGACGAAGTTGGAAAAGAGTATCTTAGTAAATATAATATAAACTAATATTCGTTATTGTAGGTGTAATCATATGATGGTTACACCTATATATTTAAACTACTTTGGAGGATCAGATGGAACTCGAAAAATTACCAGGATTAGAATTGGGGTCATTAGTAAACAGACGCGAGATTTCTCCTGTAGAGGTAATCTCATACTTTCTGAAACGGATAAATGCGTATAATTCAAATCTGAATGCATTTGTTTACACGAAAGCCGAAGATGCGTTGAAAGAGGCAATCAAGTTAGAGAAAAGAATAATGTCAGGAGAATATGTTGGCCCGTTTGCAGGTGTTCCGGTGTGTTTAAAGGATTTTTTACCATCAAAGAAAGGGTGGACAAATACACATGGCGGAGTTAAACATCTAGAAGCAATAGATACAGAAGATTCTATGTTTTATACAGCTGCAAGGGACTTAGGTGCAATTGCAATCGGCAAAACAAATGCCCCACCCTTCGGTTTTAAAGGTACATGCGATAATTCAATGTATGGGCCTACAAAAAATCCATTCAATTATGAATATAACTCTGGCGGATCGTCAGGTGGCACCGCTGCAGCTGTCGGTTCTGGCCTTATTCCCATGGGTGAAGGTGGAGATGCAGGTGGATCTATCAGAATTCCTGCGTCTTGGTGTAATTGTTTTGGATTCAAGGCGTCTAGAGGTACCGTTCCAAGTTACTGCAGACCTGATGGGTGGGCTGCTACGCATCCTTTCTGTGTAAATGGCGTAATAACACGTACTGTTGCAGATAGTGCCGCTATTCTAACAAGTATGGCAAGATATAATCCAAAAGATCCAACAAGTTTACCTATAAATTCTGGTAAGAATTTTTCAGAATTGATAAATAAACCAATTTCTGATTTGAAAATTGGGTTTACACCCGATTTTAATCTTTATCCGGTTGAAGATTCTGTTTTAGAAGTAGTAAACAATGCTGTAGAAAGCTTCAAACTTGCAGGTGTTACTGTAGAACCTGTCAAATTCAACTTTAAACATAGCTTGAAAGAGTTCGCTAGGTGTTGGAGCTGGAGTATTTCCGTAGATACTGCACTAGATCTTGTTGCTTGGAAGCGAAATGGACTTAACTTGATTAAAGATCACAGCGACGAACTTACAAAAGAATTCATACATTGGAATGAATATGCTTTTGAAGCTGATATCTTTAATTTTCGTAAGTTCAATGAAATTAGAACAGATGTTCTGGATCAGTTTGAAACAGCTTTCGAAGATTATGATATTATATTGTCGCCAACAACATGCTGCCCGCCGGTTAAAAACAATACTGAAGGTCATGTACCTACTATTGCCGGTGTTGATATGGATCCTATGACAGATATGATAAGTTTTTGTCAGACATTCCTTATTAACTTTGTAGGTTATCCAGCAGCATCTGTTCCAGCCGGACTTACTAAACAAAAACTTCCTGTAGGACTGCAGATCATAGGAAAACAATTTATGGATGAGGATGTACTTTCAGTAAGCAGGACATATGAAGCTATTCATCCGTGGGTAGATTACTACAAGATTTCATACAATATGTTAAGATTTCTATAAATGTGATATACTGGAGGTCAAAGTATGATAGAAGCTGTATCGTGGAAAGACGTAGAGGAATTTGTAGCGTCACTAGAAAACGGTCAAACATTTAATGGAGTATACGGACTTCCTAGAGGTGGACTTGTTATTGCGGTTATGGCGTCTCATAAGCTGCGTATTCCCTTACTAGCTGCTCCGTGTAAAGGATGCTTGATAGTTGATGATATATGTGATTCCGGTGAATCATTGATTCATTATGCGCGAAATTCATCTGGTAATGAAAATTTTGATTACTACATTGCAACTATGTATTACAAGAAAGGTGCATTAGTTAAACCGGATTATTATCATAAAATTAAAACAGATAATTGGGTTATGTTTCCTTGGGAATCCCCGTGACAAGCGTGCGGCGCAGCTAACATGTTGCGCCGTTATCTATATCTAAATTCGTTATTGTAAACTAAACTGAAAGGGGGTGTAGTTATTGAAGTACATTGTTAGTGTCGTAGGGGATGTAACATCTACACGATATCGAACATTGGAAGTTTATGCAGATACTGTTGAGGCTGCCGAAGATAAAGCAGAGACAATGTTTGTACAAGCATCCAGGAAATCTAAACATTTTGTTAAGATGGGAGATAATATTCGAGTTGTTTCGATAGAAGCAGTACAAGAATGATAGGTATAAAAATAAGGGGTATTGTTATGAAGGGTAAACACTTTGATTTCTGTGAATATATGAAGGACAAGAAAGAGGACATTAAGTTACTGATATATCCAGATGGACATGCTGACTATGCAGGTGAAGATCCGATAGCTTACTGTTTGGAATTACTGAAGTTGAAGTTCAAAGATATCGGATCTGCTATGCCTGCAATAAATCCTGAAAAATGGTTATCTAAATACTCGAAATGTGTAATAATGTATCCGGATAAAGTACATTATTTCAACATAACAAAAGATCAGATATGTACATTGAGACAGTTAAAATCTGTTGGTGTATATCATGGAGATGTTCCTGTGTATGTTTGAGAAATAATTTAAGGAGGTTATTATGGCCACAATTAACTTTTCAATTGAAGTTTCAGAAGATGATTTCAAAGATTATTTTGTTAATGAAATAAAAGATTTACCTAAAGATAAGATCCAGGAGTTACTCTTAAAAGCTGTAGAAGTAGCTCTTATTCAAGATAAGAACAATCCTTCGTACAACCAAGAATCAAATATTTTAATTGAATCTTATAGAGAGAATGTGTATGGAGGATCTGTAAATCGATATAAACCTACAGCATTATTTAACCAAGTAATGAAGGAGCTTCCAACAGATAGGTATCTTACCCCTATTGTAGAAGAAATAAGTAATTACATAAAAGAAAATTATGTAAAATTCATAAAAGAATACATAATCGAAACATTTACAAAGATGCTGTTTGCTTATAAGGATAGATTGACGATGGAACAAATAATATCTAACATGTATAACAAATAAATGTATCACCTTATATATTTCTATAAAGTATGAGGTCATAAGTGTATGATATGGTATACTGATTCTGAAATATTAGGAAAATATATAAGGGCAGAAGATAAAAAAGAAGTTATCAAAACACTCGCAGAATTAAATGATTGTGATGTATCAGATATAATAAATGTACTAGTACAAAATGGTGTTTCTGAAGAAAGTTTACCTGAGGTCAAAAGTAAACGCAGACGTAAACCAAGAAAGACTAAAACAGAAAACAACAAAACTAGATATGATATATCTGAAATATATGTTCAGATTCCTGAACTAGATAAAGAGGTAAAATATACATTCAGTACTATAGAAAAACTTCTTGATAAAAGGTGTGAACTACTAGATAAAGTCAAGAAAATAGATGATATATTAGATAGTATAATCGAAGCAAGTAAGTCAGGTCGAGTACGAACTGTAAAAGGTAATATCTATGAAAAAGCTAATAAGAAATGACGACACAATATTAGATATCTGCATGTGCAGTACAGATGCAAGAAAAGAAATAATAGACAGCATCATAACTGCATCAATAAGTTCTAGAGAAATCACTAGAAACATGGTCAGAGTTAGATCATCTAATGTTTGGTCATATGCAATAGATATAAAGAAAAACGGAGATAACTTCGGAGATGTATACACCCAGTTCAAAGGTAAGAACGGAGGACCCGGTGATATATATGTTTACTACGATGTCCCTGTAAAATTATACAGGAAGTGGGTTTCTGCCCCGTCCAAGGGTCATTACTTCTGGCAATACATACGAAATAATTTCAAATACAGTAAATTGACTGGTGATAGACGAGGTAAACTTCGAAACGCAGTTAACTAATAACTATGAAAGATCCTATAATATATAATAATGAACAAACAGAAATAGGCCACGCTCTGAAAACTTATAAAGGAAGTCCGATCAAACGATCATCTAAGTATGGCGTAGGTAAAGAGATAGGTGGATCTATTTATGTAGCTTATGAATATGTAGACGATGTAATTCCAGATGACATACTAGATGAGAGTATATCTATATTAGAAGACAACTATCCCGATTTTCAGTTTAACTGTGTAAGATATGATCCGAAAACAGATCAAGTATCATTTCAAGAGTGTCCTGATTTCGATACAGCTCGAGAGCCGAAAGTAGGTGACTATGTAACTGTTAACTATCAAGATGGATCAGTTAAGACGGGACATTCTGAATACATTTTTCACCATAAATGGCTGTGGGTGAAAAATGATTACACAGGATTCGATGTTGCTAAAAGTTGGGAGTGGTCAAAGAAGTGGTTATCTACCTTAAAAGAAACAAGTGACGGAAACGGAATAAGTAGGTGGAACAATCAACTTCAGAGATACGGGTTACCAATAGATGCGTCTAGAAAAATAAAATTTGTTGTATTACCATCTTATCTGAGGAGGTCTCTTGATACGTAGAATGTACTCGAGCTCTCTTACACTGTAACCTTTTATCTAAGTGATCCATACACCCATAGGTGGATCCTCCTTTAACGTGGGCGTGTGCGTTGCTACGTCTTCGTGCACGCCTTGAGGGATTCGTTATTGTATTTGAAAGATAATTTGGACAGGGAGAAAATAGTGAAAATAACTTCGTCAACTTCTAGATATTCAGGTACAACATTCTACAAGATAACTGAAGATCAATTTGAATCTGTACTTAGAGACAAAGATGCTAATTTGTTTATTCAAGAAGCTTTTAAGATGTACGGATTTTCTGGAATAAATATAGATACCCTCTGGGGAAGTATAGTAGAAAATGGTTATTTATATCTTTGTGAAACGGATGGACAGGAGATAACCGTTGGAGAGGGTTTAGTTGATCCAGAAGAAGCTATTGAAAACTTCGGAATTGATATGTGTTCTAGTTACATACAAGATGCAAGTGATGAAGTTGTAGCTAACCATATATTTGAATATGAACTTTCTGATGATGTAGATTTAGAAGATATAGGAATTCAACTTTTAAGTTCAGGATATTCTATTCAGAATGTATTCTCCAATGCTTATGATTTGAATTTAGTAGATTTATGACATTCCTCCATTGGCGTTTTCGTCTTTGCACCCCTTTCCTTGACAGGCTCTGTTTCGGCATATGTCGTTTCAGGGCCTGTTAATCTGGTTGCGAGCTTATGAGATCAGGCTGAGATGGCAGTTTATTTATGTTGTAGTAACTTTTATCCACCCTTAGATTCGTTATAGTTATCATGGTTAAATTACTTAGTATCAAGGAGGATAAAAATGGATTATTACAGCATTAAATCTAATATTGAATCACAAGGATTTTCAGACAAAGATCTTCCACTCACATATACAAATGAAAATGATGAGTATGTAATACTTGAGAGAAGTAAACAAGGTGATGAGGAAGTTTATATTCTGAAAACTGCTCAGAAGAATGATTGGATCCGTGTAAATGTTTATTATCAGAATGGAACAGCCGAAGAATACTATGAAAGGTGATGTCAAATATGAGTATAACTATCGAACGATCTAGCAAAGATTATGTAAGTTGTTTAAGCTGTGGGTCAAATATAAGTGTTATAAAGATTACAATTCAGTCTTATCTCAAACAAGGAACACAAGTAGCATTATGTAATAAGTGTGCTAGAGATCTTAGTATCTTACTTGATTCTCCTGATAAGTGGGACAGGGATACTGACGAAGAACATGATTGCACAACATGCAAACATGGTTGGTTAGATGAGAGATTCAATGTACCCATGTGCCATGTTAATGGAAACTGTATGGATTGGGATCTATGGGAACCTAAGGATGTATGAAGATATAAAGAATGAAAATTGTTGTGATAACTGTAAACACTATCATTGGTATTATGACTGGTGTGACAACTGGAAGTGTAATACAGACGCAAGGTCTAAATATTCATGTTTTAGTAGAAGGGATAAAGATGAAACGGGGAGTAATTTTAGTAATGATTTCAACAACGGTACTAGCAGGATGTTCAACAGGTGAGCCGCAGAAAATAACACGACCTGTTACAGTTGAAGAAGCAAAAGAAGCTGCAAAATCTTCACAGTTATCTGAAAGTTCAGCTGAAGTATCTGTTCTATCTGTTAGTAAAATGGACATAGCTGAAGCTACAGTTGCTGAGGTAGAAGAGGTTGCTGAGGTAGAAGAGGTTCCAGAATTAGAACAAGTTGATCCGAATACTGTTCCAGAAGTAATTGAATATGAACATGAATTATCTGTTTCCGGAGAATTTTATTCAGAATCGGAAATTGTAGAATCTGAGTCAGAAACTTGTACAGATTTTCCGGAAGGCGATAACGGTCAATATTATTATGATATTCCAGATGAATCTAGCGAAGCTTGGTATCAGGAACCTGTAGAAGAAGTTGTTCAATCTGATCCAGTTGATATCGGAATGCAGTACCTCGGAATTTATTATATAACTCATTATTCTGCAGAATTGTGTGGAAACGCAATAGGAGCACGTGGTCGTGATGGCGGACTTGTAGAAGGTGAATCTATTGCTGTTCCGGAATATTGGATGTTAGGGCATTGGTTCTACATTGATGGATATGGTACATTCATTGGAGACGATATTTGTTCTGATGGTATTTTCGACATATTCCATTGGTATACATCAGATGCACATGGAGCAGAGTATAGAGACGTATATTTAGTAGGATGATAAGGACAAAATGGACTACATAGATAATGAATGGGATGCTGCAGAAAATACAGATGAAAAACCAATATATTATTATCTGATACCTAAATTTGGTTATAAATTTATCAAACAATATAAACCTTCGGTAGCTGAATTAGTTAAGAAGCGTACAGGTTATGTAATACTACCTGTTACAGGCATGAAAGGTGAGTAATATGGATAATATTAGGAAACGAAAATCAGAATGGTGTAAAGCAAATTGTTATCCGGGCGCATTCTGCCCAGATGGATTCTGTAAAGAGGTGAATGATCTTTTTAAGGAGGAGGAATCAGAAACAGATAATATGACATTAGATGAAGCGATTGAGCATTGTAAAGAAATTTCTGAAACTACATCAACATCAGATTGTAAATGCAGCGAAGATCATATTCAGCTTGCAAACGGGCTTTCAGAACTTCGACATATAAAAGGAGGATATACTATGAATTACGAAGAGAAGCGAGAACTAAGATTACAGATCAGTCAATTACTTGCAGATGCAGGACTTAATCAAAAAGTTATTCGAGATATGGTTGAAAAAGAAATAGAAAATAAAGTCAGAAGTTCTGTAGATAAAGCACTTGCTCATCTCAATGCAACATGTAGTTCTGGAGATTATGTTTCAGAAGCTGTTATTCACAGAATTCAGAATGATTATGTAACTCGTACTCGGATATTAGAAGCTGTAAAAGAGGAGATAAGTGGAAGAATTATACAAGTGACCTTTGATAGTCGTTCTAAGATAGAAATTGAGAACACTAGTTCTAAGTGATCTTAAAGAATCGTTATGTAATGTGTAGTAAATAAATTACATCAATGAACATCGAAATTATTTAGAAGGAGGTTAGTTACTATGGCAGCAAACATTGATACCATGTTATATGTAGGAGAAGTTCCGTGGCACGGTTTGGGGGTAGATCTCTCAGACAATCCGCCTAAGAATTCTGAAGAAATTATCAAAGGTGCCGGACTTGATTGGACAGTAGGTTCCGAACCGATGATGACAAAGTTACATGATAGAGTCCCGAGCTATCATGCAATTTATCGTCAGGACAACAATGAAGTACTTGGAGTAGTAAATAAAGCTAGACCTATTCTTATTCAGAATACAGATACGTTCCGTGCTGTAGATAATCTTATTGATAAATCTATTGATGTAGAGACTGCAGCAAGTCTCGGAAGAGGTGAGACGGTATTTGGATGTTTCAAGATTCGTGAATATTACAAGATATTTGACGACGATATGGAACAGTATTTTGTAGTAGTAAACGACCACATGAAGGTTGACGGCAAGGTACTTGTTCTTAATACACCTATTCGTGTTGTATGCCAGAATACACTTTCGGCAGCATTGAATAAGAATCTCTATCAGATTAGGGTTCCGATTACTCCTGAAGCTTCTGTCAACAATACACTTTCGACAAATCTCATGTATGCTGTTAAAAATTCTATTGACCAGATTCAGAAACGTGCTGAGGAGATGTTTGGTAAGAAGATCGACAAAGCGTATGTTGAAAGGCTCCTTGATATGCTCTTCCCGTATCAGAAGATGGGAGATGAAATCACAGATTCTAGAGCAAATGAGCATACAACAATTGTTCGCGAGCAGTTCCTTACAGAATGTATGGATGCTGATAATCTTCAGAACTACAAAGGGACTGAGTGGCAGGTTTACAATGCTATTACAGATTTCCAGCAGCACTTCCACAAGAACGCTGATAAGGCCTATGATCTGAAACATCGGATGACACTCATTCCTGGAATTGTAGCTCCTACAGAAACCGATAAAGTAACATTGTTCATGAAGAACAGAACCAAACTTCTTGCAGCATAAGTGCTGATAAAATAAAATAGGCGGCAGGTTTAGAAATAGATCTGCCGTCTTTTTAGTTATCTGAATCCATCTTGAATATCTATTCTTTCTTTTATTCTCTTGTATAGTACTTGTTCAGCTCTTGGCAGTGCAGCTTTTAAATCATAATAAGATAGCTGATACATTTCTGCCATATGACGTAATTCTGAATCAGATAATTTTGATTCTGTTACTATCATATCATGTATTAAAAGTTCTTCTATTGTATTGTATTTATCTGATGGATTTTCAAATTCATTACTAGATAGATCTAAATCAGATTCTAAAAAGACTTCATGTTCAGAAAGGTCAGCAGAGTAAAGTGTGCCAAACATTGCTTTTAATGCGTTCATCTTATCAGCAGGTAATTTCAATCTAGGATCACTAAGATCTTCATATTTCACTTGTCCCCAATGTTTTCCAATTTGTGCACCAACTTCCATACACAACGATCTTCTAACAGAATATTTTACTTCATTCAATTCACGTTCAATCATTTCGCCAATTCTAGGTTTGAAAAATACTGTAAAGGATAAATCTTGTCGATAACCTTTATGTGTTTCATCACCTTTCCATTTGTACCACCAAAAACATTCGCAAAAGTGCATAAGAGCTGATTGAAGTTTGTCTTCATATGATATAGATGAGTTATTTATGAATGTGTGAGATGCAATGTAGCCAAAAAAGGCGTAATTCAGTGATATGATTTCATCTCGCTCTTTGAAGCACTTTTTTCGGAGTTCTTTCTCCTGCGGCATACTGTCATAAATTTCAAGAGTTCGTTGTTTTATTCGTTCATTCTTGGACAATCCTTTGTTAGATGATTCCGTCATTCTTCCAATTGTATTCCCCTACTGTAACAATATACTTCCCCATACTGTATAACGATTCGACCGGTGGCCGAGAACTGCAATTGAATAAGACCTCTTTCAATTATATTTTAATATATTAGTTATCAAAAATCAACATCAAATATGAAATTTTTTAAACAGGAGCGATCGCATTCATATTTTATTCTTATCTATTCATATTTATTCATATATAATATATGTTCAAATGTTTGATATATTTATTTATTTAAGGTTAAATTTCGGATATATTTGTAAAATTAGATTTTAAATTTTCAGATATATCCTCATAATTTAGATCTACATTTTGAGAGATATTTATGATTTAATTGACAAATTTGAGTAAATATCTTATAATTTAGTTGTGTAACATGTTTCGTTATTCAATGTGTAAGATTAAGTTCCGGAGGGTCACTATGAAAGAAGAGTGGAGGAAGATACCGGGATTTCCTGAGGGACTTGAGGTTTCTGATAAAGGAAATGTTCGGGAATTAGTTTATGATTCTGAACCTGTATATGTTGGTTCAACTGTTTCTGGAGGATATGTTAAGATAAGTCATAGAGGTAAACAATATCCTGTTCATAGACTTGTTGCAAAAGCATTTTTGGATCTAAGAGACGAAAGTATTGTTGTGAAACATGTTGATGGGGACGTAACAAATAATGAAGTTTCTAACTTGATATGTGTTTCTCCGGAAGATGCTAGAGCAAGTAAATATAAACATAGTAAGAGGTTTCGACAGAAGGTGAGATGTATTGAAACCGGGAAGATGTATGCGACATTATATTCTGCACATGCATTTATGTTGATACCTAAAGAAGCAATAGCTGCAAATGCTGATGGTAAGACTTCTTCCTGTTTTGGGTTTCATTTTGAGTATGTTGGATCGGAAGAATATGTAGATCCTAGTAAGATATTATATAAAAGTTATTTAGATGTTGTACAGGAGAGTGAAGTATTTGATTCTTTTGAAAGCTACATAAATAATATGATCGGTTATTGAGAATCGTTAAATATAGAACACTTCTTTTATGTATCTTTGTAACGATTGATGTTCTATGTAAGGGGTATAGAATATTGGATATAAATACAGCTGAGGTTCAGGTAAAGAAGTTACTTGAATATCTAGAAGATATAAAATCAAAGCGTCCTAACATGTATCAGAAATCCAAGAACAGGTGGAGAGACCTCGGAAAGGATTGTATTCAAATTGTTAGGATAATTTCAGAAATAATTCAAGATGAAACACTTGCATATGAAGATGATGAGTTTTCTGCAAATTATACACGAAGTACAGATATGTATAACATGATAACTTCTATGGAATCTGAGATTCAGAGGATGAAAGGCTTCATAAGTCCTTTGCCCCTTGATAGGTCTGGATCACTATCTTCATCTGACAGAATAACAATAATGAAGAATTATGAGTCAGTTTTAGAAAATGTTGCCTTATCCGATATTCCCTATCAAGTTGTTCAGAATTGTGCTAAAATAATTTGGAGATGGTTTTCATTCAGATTCAAAGATGCAAGTAAGGTTCATCCTAACTTCCGATACAACATCAGGAGAATAAAGGACTGGATAGTTGGAATTGTTATACTGTTTGGTTATCATCATGAACATGGTGACATACATGTTTTTGTTCAAACATTAAATGATTGGGGAAGTAAATTAGATAATCCTAATAGTGATAAGTATTCAGTTCCATATGAAGTGTATGATATGTGTAAGAACTGGAATGTAGATAAATTTAACTTATCCGCAGTTGTAATGTGGGATATTTTGAAAGATTCTGGTTACAAAGAAATTTTAAGAGACGGAGATATATATCCGAGAGAAGATGCTATATATAACTTATATGCGGATAAATGTCCTGATCTTTTAGATAATTATAGAAACTACGTGTTTGATCCATCGGTAATAGACGAATGTAAATTGAGAGGTGTTTGATATGCGGTACAATTTTACACAATTACCGGCTAAACTTCCATATCCTCCAAACATAAGAGGAAAGTTGTCTACAATACATTCAAAAGTTGTATCTGAAGTTATACCGATTTACTCTGGATCTTTTAAACAGCGTAAACAGATAGTAGATGTTTTAAATACGGTATCATATGATGTAGTAGAAAACAATTCTACAGATTATATGGATCCGTCTTTTAAAGATATATTGAATATAAATGTTATTGATAGTGATATCTGTAAGTCTAAATTAGGTTCGTTATATATAATAGAACGTGATATAAATTGGGATATTAATCCTGTAGATAATCCGATTATAGATAATAGGATAACTAATGATGTAGAGTCTGTGAAGAAGGAAGTTGTTACTAGGCGAGAAGATTCTGCTACGAAAGAGTATACTCCGAAGTCTGATCTATTTATTCAGCCTCCATTGTTTCCTAGATTCAACTTCAACAAGGTCTTTGCAGCAGGTAAGATAGATGATACACTGTATACAATATATTCGTCTGAGCCACGAATACCAAAACGTCAAAATGAGATTTCTGTAACAACGGATGTGTCTATTATGACAGATGATGATTTTTTAAATCTATATCCTAATCAACTTATAAAGACACGAGCTGAAATACTGTATGATAGATATCCAGGTATGAATTATCATCATGTCCTAGGATCTATAATACCTATTGAAGGTTTCAGTGAAGATCAGATAGTAGATAATATTATCAAATATCCTCATATATTCAAACTATATAAGAAAGTAGATTTCGATTTAGTTAGTTTTTATACAACTATAGAAATTGATAATGAACTACACAAAGTATCTGATATATGGAAGAGCATTCCAGAGTCTTCTATTATACCATACAATGCAGATTTCATAAAAGAATATGTTGTTAGAAGGTATCTTCTTGAAAGAGATGTGAAACATATTGAGCATAAGTATCCTATGTATGGGACACTGCTTCCTTATTTAACATTGTTTACAAGTAAAGAGGATTACATCAAGTTAGGATATGCAGATGTTTTAGATATAGCAAAACAATGTGTCATATCTAGAATATCATATAAGACATCTAGAAATCCAGTACTTCGGAGATTAAGTGATGCATAATTGTATATTTACGCCATATTGTTTAGAATTATTTTGTGATAAATCCTGTCCGATATTAGCTGAAACATCTTACTTGTTAGAAAGAAATGATATTTCTATGACAAGTAATGTTTTTAGAGCATCTGATAATGACATCAATAAGATGGTGAATATATTAGATAATTCATCTGGAAAACTTGTTGTAGATGTTGTGAAAGGTGTTAGTACAATTGAAGAAGCTGAGCTTCTTACTTATTGTGCAATATGTAGAAATTGGAGAGGGAGTCAATTACATTGTAATGTTTATAACTTAAAATATTCTAAGTATGTGGATGAGTTAAAGAAGAGCTGGTCTACAAGAGAAGATCCTGAGTCGCTTGAATATATGAAAATATGGTCAGAAACTGCAAAAGTATTAGTGGTTTCTAATCTAGATTATGTTAACTTCGGTGATTTTGAATCACAGACTCTTCTTAATCTGATTCAGAGCAGACAGATTTCAAAATTAACTACTATCATTGTTACGCCACCTATAAATATGTTGATAAGCAGCAAGTCAAGTAGATTTTTTAGCTTACTTGCTAATCAATTATCTGAAGCTGCAAAGGTGGTGGTCAAATGATAACATCTATTGAACTTCAGGTTATCTCAAGAATATTGACATCACAAGATTCAGATGAAGTTTCAAGATTGTGTTCGTTTGATCCATCATATTATTCTGTTTTTAGACCTCATATAGAATTCATATTAGATCACAGATCTAGATACAATGAGGTTCCAGATGTATTTACTTTTCAGTCAGAATTTTCAGATGTAACTCTCGTACAAGTACGAGAACCTATAACTTATCTAGTTTCTGAGCTTAAGAAAAATAAACAACATATCATATTAGTAGAAACTTTCAATAAGTTGAAAGATCTAGGATCTGGGGATGTAACAGATGCCTGGAAGTATCTTGCTTATCAATGCGATAGAGTTTCTCAGTTAGATGACAGTAAGCCGCTAGATC